TGCCCATCAAACGGGTTCCCTGCCATCTTTATCACTTTATCCCCGACAACATGGACAACGACATCCATGTAACCAACCGCATCCTCTGGGATATCCATATGCCCCTTGAGGTCATCCATGTCCAGTTTGCCCCAGAATTCCAGTACCTCAAATTTCTTTACGGAACCTGGCCTGTTCTCCTCCGACCTGTGCGGGTGATCTGAATCCTTCTCCCCTGACAGGGTCCCAGTCCCATCCTGTAGAACCTCATCGATAACCTCCGGGAGAAAACCCTCCTGCTCCTTACTTAAATCGAGCAGATCCGACCTCGAGAGGTAGGATCTCTGGATTATATAGTCTGCATCCTTTACGGATGTTGCTTCAGGACTAGGGAAGATATTCCAGATGGAAACAAACTTCGTAGACGGGACTAATTCCGATTCGATTTGCGACTCAACCGCCTCAAGATTTTCATCAGTTCCATTCTGACTGTATATCGGAAAGTTGACGTACTGTAATACCGGAGACTTCGAGACGCCCGTCCCAAAAAGACTGAGTTCATGTATGCAGTTTGAAATCTCGTCAAGATACCCCGTGCGATCCATGATATCCCTGATCCGAGATTCCATGTTAAGGGCGCGTTGAGAGACAAAATCCTCCACGACCTGCTTAGGTGCCCCCGGAGGGATGTCAGGCGGCATGAAACGTGGCCTGCGACTAGGAGTAATTGAGAAAGGTATCCTGCCATCATCAAAAAGAAGGCTCGAAATCTTAACTTTAGCGGAGTTGACTTTACGTCTCGTAAGATTGACATAGATCCCTCTCTCTGAGGCTAATTCTGTGGCCTTATTCAGTTGGGCAGGGTACTTTGCCTTGTAGGCATCATAGGCAGCGTCCCAGTCGGTCTCATAGCCCTTCCTATGGTCCCTTGCCTCCTGGAACTTCTTCTTGATAGCCTCCCCTATAGTATCCAGAGGGGCCACTGTGGTCTTTACTTCGACTTCTTCCGTCTCAGGGGACTCAAACTCTTCTGCCATCTACTTTTTCGCCCTATTCCGAGACTTAGGGACCACTTTTAGATTTTTATTGGAATTATTCCGGGGGTTACCGTCAACATGATCGATGTCACGTCCGTCCCCCTTCGTTACACGTCCTGTACGTAAGGCCGCCCTACGCACCTTATTCCTGCTTGCGCGGTCCTTCTTGCTCTTTGTGCTAGACTGGAACTTCTTATACTCATCCTTATAGTTCCGGGCCATCATTCCCCTTGACTAGGTGTTTCGTAAGGGCCTCTAGATGATAAGAAACCCTCTGTAAGAGGCTTACCATTTCTTCAAAAGGTCCCGTTAAATCAACCGTTACGTAAATATGCTCAGGCCCCTCCCCGTCCTCGTACTGTTCTTCCATAAAACACTATATTTATTACAGGAAAGGCGGTCCTCACCCCCCGTTACGAAAGGATTAGACCGCCGCCAAGGAGGATAGACCTTAGTACAGCCTACCCTTAAAGTTTCTCAAGACAGGTCCCAGGTAGGGAAATCCACCCCCTTCTCCCTGCGGCCTCCAGGTGGTACATAAATCTGGTACGGTTCACCACGATTCTGCCTATACCGATTCAGGGCCAGATCCGTACTGGAAAACGGCATCGACTTACACCCCCAGGCCGCCAGTGCCAATGCCATTACGGCATCATCATGGGACCCACTAGCCGCAGCCTGTTTCCCGTTAGGCATATTCACAAACGTCATCAGTTCATCAATGATTACTGGTGAATGTACTCCAATCTCCTTCTCCCGTATCAGCTGCTTCAGGAAATCAATCAGCACAGGCTTCGATTTCACACTAGTCTTGAAACCGAGCTTCCTCGTTGCACGTATACTACGCTCATCCATGGTCCTCTCAAAATACAGATTCGGGTACTCGTACACCTCCGACAAAAACTTCAAACTGACTAGACCATGATTGTTCGACTCCACTACCAGAAACGCCCCATTATACCAACGCCCCAGTGTCGTTAACTGCCACGCCAACAGATCAGGGTCTATCCTTGTCCTCAGACACGCAACCTCCGCATACGTCTCCGCATCCAGCACAACTGCAACCGAATAGTCCGTATCCCGTGTCCCAATCTCAATCCCCTCAGAGACATCCACTCCAATCCTGTACTCTCGTTCAGGACGCGGCCTCTCCCAGACCGACAGTATCCCGTCATCATCCGTATGCAACGTAAACGCATCCCGTCCGTCCTCCTTAACATTCTTAACGGGGATATCATAGGTCACTGCAGGGGCCTCCCGTTGCTTCTTCTCCGAATTAATCTGCAACACCATCAGGGCATCCTTGTCGAATACACCCCTTCCGGTCGTAATGAATGCCTCCCTCGGAGTTGCCGGGAATTCCTGCTTGAACAACTGGAGGTCCCCGTTTGCCTGTATTGCAATCGCATCTCTACGCCAGTTGAGATGCTCCAGGGTCACCTCAAAACGCAACGGCTCCTCTTCACCGATATCATACTCCGTACTCAGGCCCAACAACTGCCCCTCTTCCTCTCCCCCGTACAGGGGGTCCTGTCCCAACAACTTTGCAAACTTCTCCCGTGACTCCTCATCCTCAAACGGCTTCTGGTATTCCTTGAAGATGTACCACGGCAAGAAAACCCCTGACCACCCAGAATCCGACATGTTCTGCGAATCCCACCACCTCTCATAGAAGATACCACCCGTTCCATTTGCAGTGGACTCGATGAAAACCTCCGTCTGGTAACCCTGCACTACGGAATTCAGAATACCGAGAAGGTAATCACCTCCCCCGTCACCCCAGAACGCAACCTCGGACGCATGTAACAGGTCAATCTTACTCCCACGGACTTCCCTGCCTCCAGACGTACTCAAACCATACTGGGACCCAAGCTTCCCCCAGATCATCTCGTTCTTCCCGGAATACTTCATCTCAGGCTTTATCTCATCTGGCAAGTTGTCCTCAAACCCCCGGGCCATCCCAAACATCGTACTGGTTGCCGCCCTCGAATGAGTCACGATATAGACGTTACGGTTCTTCCGGGTAGTGGCCTTATGGAACATGCGACCCTGTACATACGTACTGATCCCCATACGCCGCGCCTTCAGTATCACCATCCGTATATGCCCCCTCTTCTTCAACTGTGCCTCTGCAACCGAATGCACAATCCTCTGTGCAGGATTCAACTCCAACGGGATCATACGCCCCGTTCCGAACTCCTGAATCTTCAGCAACTTAAAGTACGCCAACGGATTCATGTAAAGATGCTTCATCAACTCCAGCATCTTCTGCTCGTAATCACCCTCTACTTTTCCAACCATCGTTACCGTTACCGTAGTAATTCTGAGTAATCCATTTTAACCCCCCCTATTACCCCCCCTCTATAGGCCCCCACCATCCTTGAATTCCTTATCCACATCCGAAATAAACTGCTTCATATAAAACCCCAACTCATCCGTCTCCTTATCTGTTAAACCAAACCTGTCCTGCAATGCCCCCCTATCAACCAGATACCCCTTTACCTCCATATACGTGATCTCATACGCATCCAACAACCCAGTATGCAACATGAAAACCTGTTCCTCCTTTTCTGCGACCCGGCATCTGCCACCCTTTCCACGAAGCCAGTACGTATAGAACTCCGAATGTATCCACCTCGAGTAACTCATCCCCCCCCCTATAGGTTTAGATTCATGAACCTGTACTCCACCCTCGGAGGCTTCTCCTGCTGCGTTAGCTGGCGGTGAGCCAGAACTGCAACCAGACTCGACAACACCAACGAGAGTAGGAGGATGGTCTTCAGGTCAGGCATCATGCGCCCCCTTCTCCTTCTCCCTACAGGGGGGCTTATTCACATGGTAAAGACCACAGACATAGCAGTAGCCACTCTCCTCCATTTCAGTACGGGCATGTGCCACCGTGTGGGTTATCTTCTCCTCCACGGAATCCCCCCAGTCTTCCCGTATTTCCTCCTGCTCGATGCGCTTCTCTAAGTACCAGATCGCCTTCTGCAGGTCCTGGACGAGACGGCCCTTGTACCTACAACGGTGCAGGTACTTGTAGGCGGCCCCAAGGCAGTAATCGTTCTTGAACTGGTCAAGGATAACCTCTATCGCCTCTATGCCCCCCGTGTTGTAGTGAGGGGGGTGGTTCACGGGGTCCGGGGGGGAGTGTGCGTCCTTATGGTCTGCCATAGGTTCTCCTGTAAACGGTTAGAGGAATCATAATAATAATGACGTACCCCTCCCGCGCCCCGACCGGGGGGGGGGTCGCGGCCCCCGCTCGAGGCAGATTCGATCCACCGAGGTCAGCCCCAGGAAGGGTGGGGTATTTTTTTCTTTGTGGTTTCCTGCTTATACTGATGCCG